GCCGCCCACTGGCGGCATCTGTGGGCCCGCCGGCGGCAGGTTGGGCTGCGGCTGCAGCATCCCCATCTGCATCGCCTTCATGCGCGCGTCCATCTCGGTGTTGACGGCCTTGGCCTGGCGCTCCTTGGCGCCGGCCATCTTCTCGGCCACCTCAGCCTGCTGCAGCGGGCTGGGGCCCTGCTGCTGGGGCATGCCCTGCTGCTTGAGCGCGCCGATCGCCTGGTCCAGCACACCCTCGATCTGCTGCGACACGCGGAACTTGCTCACGCTCCACTGCAGCAGCGACAGCAGCACCGGTGCAGCCTGCGGCACCGACTGCGCCATCGGCGCGACCTGGGAGATGAACGCCCCCAGGCCTTGCATGAACTGCACCGCGGCGTCGCGCTCGGCGGCCCAGTCGAGTGCTGCCATGCTGTCGGCCTCGACGTTCACCCGGTACTGGGCCATGTGCTCGTCCTTGAGCAGGGCGATCGCGTCCAGCGCCATGGCCGCGTCAGGCGTGCGCTCGATGTTCGACCGCTTAACGATCGTCTCGGGCTGCCAGTGCTTGCAGATGATCTCGGCCTTGATCCGCAGCGCCTGCGAGATCCAGTCGGCGATGTAGAACTGCATCAGCTGGATTCGGGTCGATCCGAACTGCGCCTTGATCTGCTGCGCCGTGGCCGTCTCGCTCGCGCGGCTCGAGCCCCGCATCACGTCGGAGATGCCCAACACCTCGTAAATCTGCATCACCTTGTCCTGCCGGTACTGGCGCAGGCGCTCGATGCAGTTGACCACCATGTCGATGGGAGCCCAGTCCACCTGGCCCTTGATGCCGCCCTTCTCAGCGAACAGGGCCCAGTTGTCGACCGGGATCATCTGGTTTTCGGCGCCCTGCTGGAACATGCGCTGCACGCCGTCGGCCGTCTTGTCGTACACGCCGACGACCTTGGCCGCGCGGGTCAGCCAGGTGATGCGGGTGTTGATCTCGTCGAGCTCGTTGAACTGGTCCTGCGCGAAGATGTAGTCGGCGCGCGGCATGAAGTTGGAGCTGGTGACGTTGGCCGCCAGGGGCTTGGGGCACGGGAAGAACCCGTCGAGCTGCAGAGGGTCGTCCTTGACGTCCAGGATGACGTCGGCGCCCTTGGCGTACCAGTAGACCTTCTTGTTCTCCTTGCACCAGATCTCGAACACCTCAGCCTTCGACCACGGGTCGTGCTTGGGTGACTGGTCGTTGACGTCGGCCTTCTTGACCTGCACGCCCAGGGGCACGATCTTGGCGATCTCCTCGCCGAATCGGTCGACCAGCTGGTCCTTGGTCATCCACACGCGCCGCGCGACCCAGCGCACCTCGGGCCAGGTCCGCGCCGGCGAGTAGAAGAAGTCCTCCCAGTAGATGTAGTCGACCGGGGCGTCCTCGTCGACGATGCGCTCGGCCTCGGCTTCAGGCTGCAGCTCCATGCCGAACTCGTCGAACACGGCCGGCACGATGTAGGGCTCAGTTTTGACCTCATATCGGAGCCAAATTTGGCCCATGCCGACGATCAGCCAGTCCTCGATGCCCTGCCGCACGGCCGCGTCCCACACCGAGACGTTCTCGTCGAAGCCGCGGTTCAGGATCCGCTGCAGCATCAGCCCGGCCACGCGGGCCTGGTCGTCCTCGAAGTCTTGGAAGGTTCTGCTCACGTCGGCCTTGGGTGGCCGCGCGTACAGCATCGACAGCAGCACCTTCATCGTCGACCAGAACAGGTTGACCTTGCTCTCGTCCTTCGCATACGCGTCGCGCCGGTCCAGGTAGCGCTGCGTGATGCGGTTGGCGTCCGTGTGGAACTTCATCAGCTCCTGCTGCGACGCCTGAATCTCAGTCGACCAACGCTGCGCCAGACCCGCCGGGGTGCTTTGGAAATCGCTTGCGCTGGTGATCTTGGCGTTGGTTTCCATCACCCGATCCTTGTGCTCTGTTGGGGACCGCAGTCCCAGATGTCGTCAAGGGCGAACGCATAGTTCATGCTCTTGACCACAGGTGTCGAGATTTTAGGACCGGGGTGCGATTTCGCCATCACCGGACGCGCAGCAAGCGCGAGATACCGGAAGCTGTCACTCGCGTGCGAGTGCTGGTCGTGCTTGGGCCGGTTGCGGTAGGTCTGGGTCTTCTCGTCCCACTCCCGCATGTAGGCGCGGAGGTGGTCAACGCCGTCGTAGGTGACCTCCTCGTCGAACCAGCACTTGGGCAGCACCAAGCGCGCGGCCTCGATCCCGTCCTGCAGCGACATCTCCGGCACCAGACGCGGCCGGATGCCGTTGGCCAGGAACTGCTCGATGATGGATTTGCCCGTCTGCAACGACTTGGCGCGGGCATCGTGAGGCAAAAAGACGCCCTCCGCGTTGACCCGGTACGGGCGTGACTTTACCCAGTCGATGTAGTGCTGGATCGGCTGGTTGTCCGCTTCGTAGAAGTCGACGATGCGGTAACCGTCGCGCGTCTCCTGCCATCCCCACCAGCTGCAGCTGTCGGTGTAGCCCAGGTCGGCCACCAGGTTGACCGGAAACGCCGGGTCGACAGGGAACTTGCCGATGCGGCCCTGCTCGTAGGCGTCGCCGATCTGCTTGGCGTAGTACGCGCCCGGCACCGCAGCGTCGAATGAGCACTCGTACTCGACCTCAAACGCCTCGGGCGTCATCTGCGCCTTGGCGTCGCGCAGCTCGTCGGGGTGGATGATGTTGGTCTTGGACGCCGGCAGCTCCAGCAGCATGTGCGTGGCCGGGTTCAGCCGCGCCTCCTCGCGCAGATTCCAAAACAGGTTCTTGCCGCGGGGCGTGCCAGCGAAAATCGCCCACCCGCGCCGGTCTGACAGCGCCGGCCGGATCACCGTGTACCAGGCGCTGGGCCTCATGTCGCCCACCTCGTCCAGCACCGCCCCGTCGAAGTACATACCGCGCAGGGCGTCGTAGTTGTCAGCGCCCGCCACGTAGATCGTCGACTCACCCTTGTGGCCGTTGTTAATCGAAATTTTCAACTCAGATTCGTTGGGCGGCCGCGACCAGAATGGCCGCGTCAGATCCTTGAGGTAACCCCACGCCACCCGCTTGGCCTGGTCGCGCTGCGGCGCCAGGTACGCGAACTGGGGCTTGGGCAGGGCCGTTTCGAGCGCCCCCAGGACCAGGTCGGCGCACATGGCCACCGTCTTGCCGCAGCGGCGGTGCGCCACCACCACCGTCCATCTGCGGTCGCGGTTGTGCAGCGGCAGGAACACCTGGCGCGGTTGGTATTCCTGCAAATTCATGGCGCGGTGTTGATGTTCATCCGCGCGTCAAGCGCTGGATCTCGCGGTCGATGTACCAGCGCGCCTTGCGCAGGTCCTCCACCGGGCTGTTGCTTTTCAGGCCGGCGCGCCAGACGTACTTGATCGCGTTGCCCAGGCAGAAGTTCATGTGCTCGGTGATGTCGATGCACTCCACGCCGCTCGGGTGGCCGGTGTAGTGGGCCGGGTGGTTGACGGGGTCGTGTTGAGAATTGCTCATAAGGTTGGTGGGGGGTAGAGGAAAAGGGGCGGGGGCCCCTGCTGCGGCTGCCACCCCCGCCACCGGCTCGAAGGGGGGTGGGGGGTCAGGAATCGCCCCGGCCCGGCAGTGCCCCGCGCACGGGCCCAGGAGCGCGCAGGAGACGCGATCGCAGAGCAGGTCAGGCCAGGGCCCCACCTAGCCCTCCGCGGGCCTTGTAGGCCGTTCTATCGCGTCGGCCTGGTCGCTGCCTGCAGGCGCCTGGCCGCCGGCCGGCACCCCCTCTGCACCTGTTCCCGGATCAATGATCCGGTACGTGCCGTCGTTTTCCCGTTGCAGATCAAGGACTTGCGCGGGCTGGTTCTCAATTTGTGCCGCAGGCGTGCCCACTTGCCGCGCCGACAACCAGCCCAGCTCGAGCCGGATGCCGCCGTCCACGTTGGTGTTCACCTGCAGCGGCATGGCCTTGTTGACCATCGCGGCGAAGATCTGGCGATCGCCCAGCGAGCCCTGCGCCCGCTCCACCAGCCAGCCGGCCAGGCCCTTTGGGTGACAGTCGCGCGCGGCCATCTCGACGGCCTCGCGGATGGTGCGCGTCAGCTTGTTGGGCACGCCCTTCTGCCGGCCGACCGGCAGCGGCGCCCCGCTCAGCGGGCTGCGCGGCCGCTCCTTCTCCGCTCCATGTTTCGGAGCCGCGACCTCAGCCTGATGTTGCGTTTCCATCATGTCTACATTTTCGCATCACGCCGGCCACGCCAGCGCGACCACCACGGCCACCGCCAGCCCGATCCAGCCGCCGACCATGAACCCCAAGATCGCCGCCAGCAGCAGAACGATCAACGCGCCCTCAGCACTCATGCCTCACCTCCATCAAACCCCGATCCACGCCCGTGCACACGCTGCACGTGCACGCGCTCCCCACACCCCTTACAGAGCGAGTGCGCGTGCAGGTGCAAAGCCCCCTTTTTGAGGGGCTTTTGCACCCACCTGCACGACCATGCACATGCACTGCACGTGCACTGCGCGTGCATAGCGCGTGCAGCTCATTCTCGAACCCCGTGCCACATTGCTGGGGCTCCAGAACCCTGAGCCGCCCGCAACCTTCCCGGCTCGGTCAGCACCACGCGCTTGGCCTTGGTTCTGTTCTCGCGGACGTACTCAATCTCCTCGAGCAGCCCGTCGCGCTGCAGCTCAAACAGCATCGAGAAGAAGTCCCGCCGCTCGATCCGTGGGAACTCGGCCGCCCCACGTAGCGCCAGCCAGGCGTTGTTGTTGGCCTGCGCGCTCATGGACAGCCGCTGCCCGGCCTTCTCGGCGTCGGCCAGCAGTCGGAGAATCGCAGCGCGTTGCGTGTTGCGCATCAGCGCAGCCGCGGCAGCATGGCCGGGGATGGAGCCGAAGCGCTTGAAGGTCTTGCTGCCCTGATCGAACTCCACCCGCAGCTCGTCCTGCAGCGGGCCCAGGTTGCACTTCTCGTGGCGCACGGTGACGACCTGGCCATCGCGGACCATGGCCCAGCGCGAGCGGGCGCTGTTGTTCCAAGCGGTGGAGCCCGAGAAGGTCGAATTCGTATCTTGGCCGGCGCCCATGCGCACGCTGGCCTTGTCGACGTGGGCCAGCAGCAGGACCGCCGCCCGGGTGACGTGAGCGATCAGGTTCAGGGCCCGCATGAAGCCTCGCACGGCCGTCCGGTCGTTCTCGTTGTCAGCGAACACGTCGGAGGCGTTGTCGATCACGATCACCTCAGCGCGCGTGCGCACGGCGGTATCGGCCAGCCACTGCATGCGCTCGGTCGGGTGGCCATCGCGCCACAGGACGCAGTCGGCCTGGGTCAGGTCGTAGACGGCCATGCGGCCGGCCAGGTCACGCATGGCCACGCCCTGGTCCTGGCAGATGTTGGCCACGCGGAAGTGCACCGTGCGCGCCTCGTCCTCGCCCGACAGCACCAGCACCCGGCTCTGCTTGGTGTCGATGCCCATGAACTGCTGCCCGGTGGCCAGGGACACGCCGAGCTGCAGGCTGAGGTTGGACTTGCCCACGCCACCGTTGGCGGCCAGCAGGGTGACCGTGCCCTCGGGCAGCCAGCCCTCAAGGCGCCAGGCCGTCGGCTCGGGCTGGGTGCCGGCCAGGTTGCCCCAGTCCATCGGCACCAGGTCGCCGGCTGCCGGTGATGCAGGCGCGGTGATCTCGCCCGTCTCAGGGTCGACGTCGGCCGCCTTGCCCAGGTTGACAGTGATGCTGGGCGGCTTGCGGTTGTCAGGCGCGAACTTCTCGGCCGACCTGACGGCCCGCTCGATCTCGTCGTACCGCGACTGCCAGCGCCGGATCTCTTCCTCGGGCCCGGTGGGCTTGACCTGGTGCATCAGGTCGCGCAGGAACTCGACGGCCGCGCCAGGGAACATGCCGTTGGACACCAGGCTGGCGGCCAGGCGCGTGATCGACTCGTGGTACACCCGCTCGCCCACTGGCGCCGTCAGGCCCGCGATCATCTCGCCCGCGTGCACGCCCTGCCCAGACGGTGATGCAGATTTAGTTGTCTGCACCTGCGACGCGGCCCGCAGGTTGTCCAGGTCGATGCCGATTGCGTGGCAGGCGTCCTCGAGGGACCAGCGCACGCTCGGGCGCCAGGTGTCGAGCTGCACGTTCCACTCGCCGGCTGCGCGCGGCTTGGTGTTTTTCCCAACCGGCAGTCGGACATAACGCACCGCGTTATTACCTGAGCGGTCGGCCTTGATGAAGCCACGCGTGGCCAAAGCCTGCATAAGCAGATCTACGAGCTGCCTGTTTCGGGCATCGGGGTCGTCGAGATCAATCAAGATGCCGACCTGGAACTTGCCAGGGCTGGTCTGGATCGCGTAGCTGTAACCCTGCAGGTCCTGCAGCTGAACGTCGTCCAGCACCAGCACAGCAAGCCTGACAAACGCATCCTTGCGCCGCACGCAGTCGCCGTCCTCATTGGCGGTGAGCACTGCGGTGCAGTAGTAGGTGTTGTCTTGATGGCTGCGATCAATCAGAGCCGCTTGTTGCGGCGTGCCCTTGTAGATGCGCCCGGTCCACACCTCCGGCGGTGCGTTGCTGGGGTCTGCTCTGAACGTGCACACCCAGCCGTGTGTGCCCTCCATGAGCTCGCCGTAGATCTCGGCGAGGAAGTCGCTGTTGGTCATCTGTTGCTCCTCGATGACCATGGCTACACCTCAACGGCTACCAGCTCCTCGATCTTGATGCGCACTTTCTTGTCGCGCGCAATCTTCATCAGCTCCGGCCAGTGCCGCTGCGGGATCTGGCCCCCAGTGCCCTCGGGCCGCGGCTGGCACCAGCGGCTGAGGGTGCTCTTGTCCAGGTTCAGGCGCTCGGCGACCTCTGTCTTGCCGCCCAGGCGCTGGATGACGTCGTATGCAGGGGACAGGGTGTGGATGGTTGGTATTGGCATTTGCACTCCGTGTTGTTGTTGCCGCAATCTTGAGGCTGCTCATTGTATGAGGTTGACGCAATATGGAGAGACTGCCACTATCTAGTCCCTGTTGATTAAGAAGCGGTTGTTTCGCTTTCCGTAGCTATGAACACACAATGGTTTCGTGATCGGCTTGCCGACAAGAGGTTGTCGCAGAGAAGGTTGGCGAAGATGTTGGAACTTGACCCGGCGGCGGTGTCCCTCATGTTCAGGGGCATGCGCCGCATCACGCCTCACGAGGCGCACCAGATCTCCACAATTCTCGGCGTGCCGCTGAACGAGGTGATGCGCAACGCCGGCATCGAAGTGACCGAGGACGTCAGGCGCTGCCCTGTGGCCGCGCACGTCGACGAGAACGGTGTGGTTACGTCAATGCCCCCGCGAACTCACGACGATGTCATCGGCCCGGCCGACTGCCCCTTTGGGACATTCGCAATTCAGGTGCGGTCGCACTCCAGCACCAAGGACGGCTGGCTGCTGTTTGTGACGCCGGCGCAGGTGAAGCCCGCGGAGAACATCGACCAGTTGTGCCTGGTGGCCACGGGCGACGGCCGCCAGGTTCTGGCCGTGGTGCGTCGCGGCTACCGCAAGGACACCCACAACCTGATCATCTGGCCCTCAAACGAGATGATCTCCGACGCCTCCATCGTCTGGACCTCCACGGTCCTCTGGATCAAGCCCCTGTATTGACCTGTCGGGCTGTAGGGTATATCCCTACTAAATAGTCGGGTTAAGTGTTGAGATTTCTCAAACATGGAGATACATTCACTCCATCGCAACACGAACCGGAGCCCGAACATGGACAAACACAATTACGACAACTACACACTGGTGCGCGAGTTAGTCCGCGACTACAAGCTCACGATTGCAGAAATTGCGGAGCGCACTGGATATTCAAAAGGATATGTTGGTCAACTGCGTCAGCGATTCCCGTCAGAGGACGCACAGCGGCGCCGCTTGTATTACTCGAACTGGGCCGAGGAAATGCTCAGCATTCTTAAGCGCTCCAAAAGCGCTATCGAAGCGCTTGACGGCACTAGCAAAGAGAACGAGCGCCTAGTGGACGACTACCGCATTCTGATGGCCCGCATCCGAAGTGGCATCCGCGGATAAACAGCCTCCAAACTGGCCCTTCCCCACCTACAAGGGCCAGCCCTACAAACAGCCCCGCCGGCCAAAGCAAGACCCCCTTAAGAAATACCCGCCAGCACCCTTCTGACCCACGACAGGACCCACACCATGCTTCGACCCTCTCACTTCCGCACGCCGCGCACCATCCACGAGGCCTGCTTCACCGACTGCAGCTACATCTACCGCACGCCTGGCGAGCGCCGCATCGCCAAGGCCGCCGACATTGCGGTGGCCGTGGGCCTGGGCCTAGCGGGCGCGATCACGCTGTTTTACTGGCTCAGTCGTTGAGCCACTGTGATGCGATTCTGGCAACTCATCAACAGGAGCGCAACATGAGCATTGAATTCCAACCCCTTGAGGAGTACCGCAAGTCGCTGCAGAGCTTCGACTGGCTCTACGACTACAGCGACGACCACGCCTTCTGGGCCAAGTCCAAGCGCGAGTACGACCGGCTCTGGGAACAGGCGCGCATCAGCGACGACCACCGCCAGGTGTGGGACGAGGAGCAGCGCCGCCGCAAGGAGGAGATGGAGCAGCGCGACGCGCAGTACCGGGCTCGCCTGCGGGCCAACAACGAGATCAACGACTGAGGGGCACGACGTGGACATGCCCCAAGAGAAGCTGCAGGAGTATTGGGATGCGTGCCTGATCAAGCGCTGGCGCAAGTTTGGGACGGTGCTCGACGCAATCCTTGAGTGGGAGCGGCTGACTGGCAAGAAGTTCTCCGACGTTGAGCTGCTGCGCGCGCCCCGCAAAAGCATGCCCTGGAAGCTCGGCACCCGCGCCTTCATGGCCGCGTTTCTTCCGAAGATCAACGATCGCTTGTGCGACCAACCACCTGACAAAGACCTGGCGCTGCTCAAGAAGCTGCAGACGGTCAAGTACGACACGCTCAAGACGGCAATGCCCAGCCAAATGATCAGCGAGATCGCCAAAGAAAAGCGCGCGACTGACAAGTCCAAGGCCATCACGCTGCTGGGCATGACCAATTACTCCAACCGCAACCACGACACCGACTGGAACGTCACCAAGGGCTCACGCCGCCACACACGATAGGAACCACCATGGCATTCGACCTTTCATCCATTCGCCGCACCAAGAGGCTGCGCGCACCCAAGATCGTCATCGCCGGCCCCGGCAAGATCGGCAAGACGACGTTCGCCGCCAGCGCACCCAGCGCGATCGGCATCCTGACCGAGGACGGCGCTGACGCTGTCGACGCGGCCGCCTTCCCGCTGGCCACCAGCCTGGCCGACGTGTACCAGGCCATCAGCACGCTGCTGAACGAGGAGCACGACTACCAGACGGTGTTCCTGGATTCGCTCGACTGGCTCGAGCCCCTGGTGCATGTGCACGTCTGCGCGGCCAACAAGTGGGCCAGCATCGAGGCCGCCGGCTACGGCAAGGGCTACATCGCCGCGGCCGAGGAGTGGCGCACGCTGCTGCAGGGTTTCGAGGAGCTGCGCGCTCAGCGAAACATGGCCGTGATCTTGATCGCGCACGACAAGATCAAGCGCTTTGAGTCACCGCTGCACGACGGGTACGACCAGTACGTCCTGAAGCTCCACGACCGCGCCGGTGCCCTGGTGCAGGAGTGGGCCGACGTCATCGGCTGGGCCAACTACCAGATCGTCACCACCGAGTCGGACGCCGGCTACGGGAACAAGGAAGTCAAGGCCCGCACGACGGGCAAACGAATCCTTCACGTCGAGCCGCACCCCGCTCACATGGGCGGCAACCGATTCGGCCTAAAGAACATGCCCCTCGACTGGGAGGCATTCGCCGCGGCTCTGTCCGCATCTCAAAACGCCTGAACCAAGGAAATCTGAATCATGGCAACCCTTAACTTTCAAGCCTCATCTGTCCAATTTGAAGAACGCGCACCGAGGTCCTACGGCCCGCTGCCACCCGGCGACTACGAAATGATGATCACCGCGTCGGCCAACAAGCCGACCAAGAGCGGCAACGGCGAGTACCTTGAGCTCGAGATGCAGGTGATCAGCGGCGAGCACTCTGGGCGCCGGTACTGGGAGCGGTTGAACCTGAACAACCCCTCGCAGCAGACCGTGAAGATCGCGCAGGAGCAGCTCGCGCGCCTATTGATCGCGATGCACCTAGATCGCATTGAGGACACACGCGAGATGCACGACATCCCGTTCATTGCGGAGGTGGGCCTCGACAAGAAGGACGACAGTAAGAACGTGATCTGGAACTACCGCGCGGCCGTCGACGCCCCCGCGGCCAAGGCGGCAGCACCGGCCAAGGCGGCACCAGCTGCAGCCCCCGCGAAGTCTGCACGTCCCTGGGGCTGAACATGGCGGCGCTCCCTGAAGATCCTCACACCACCAGCGCCGCCATCGTGCGGTGGTATGAGAGCAAGCCGCAGGAGCACCGCCCCCACATGGGGGCCAGCCTGATCGGCCACGTGTGCGATCGCTACATCTGGCTGACCTGGCGCTGGGCCATGAAGCCGGAGTTCAAGGGCCGCATCCTGCGCCTGTTCAACACCGGCGTGCGTGAGGAGTCGCGCCTGATTGAGGAGCTGCGCGGCATCGGCGCCGAGGTCTGGGACACCGACCCGGCAACCGGCGACCAGTGGCGCGTGAGCACATGCAACGGGCATTTCGGCGGCTCGCTGGACGGCGTGGCCAAGGGCCTGCCCGAGGGGCCCAAGACGCCCGCGGCGCTGGAGTTCAAGACCCACAGCAACAAGTCCTGGAACGACGTCGTGAGCAAGGGCGTGCAGGCCAGCAAGCCGCAGCACTACGACCAGATGACGGTCTACATGGGGCTGATGGATCTGGACCGCGCGCTGTACATGGCCGTCAACAAGGACACCGACGACGTCTACACCGAGTGGGTCCACTTCAACCGCGAGCGGTTTGACCAGTTGATCGAGCGCGCCCAGCGCCTGCTCGACTCACCGCAGCCGCCCTACCGCATCAGCACCGACCCCGAGCACTTCGAGTGCAAGTACTGCAGCATGTGGAAGGTGTGCCACGGTGGCCAGGCTGGCGAGCCCAACTGCCGCACCTGCTGCCACTCGACGCCGATCCACGACGCGCAGTGGCGCTGCGCGATGAAGGGCGAGCTGATCTCCGACGCGGAGCAGCGCGCCGGCTGCAATGTGCACCTGATGATCCCGGGCCTGCTGCCCTACGCGGAACCGGTGGACGGTGGCGAGAACTTCGTCGTGTACCGGCACACCGAGACGGGCAAGCTGTTCACCAATGGCCCTGACGGCTGCAACGACCAGGGCCCGGTGTTCTCGAGCAAGGAGCTGCACCGCTGCCCGGGCTCGCTTATCGGCGAGATGTCCGAGTTCAAGGACCAGTTCCCTGGCGCCAAAATCACTAGCGGCGAGGTGTTCGCACCTAAGACCGTGGGCTCGATCATGGACATGGAGTCCGACGACCTGGACGCCGTTCCCGTCAAGCCAACGACCAAGGCGCAGAAGGAAGCGGCCGCCAAGCGCACGCGCACGGCCAAGGCAATCATGGAGGGCAAGGTATGACCCGCGACGACATCAACCGCATGGCAGAAGCGGCGGAATTCCCTGCACGCAGAGCGTTCAGCGACTTGTCAGATTTGTACCCACGACTTGAACGCTTTGCCGCCCTTGTTGCCGCTGCCGAGCGCGAGAAAGTAGCCCGGTGGATGATGGAACGTGGTTACGCCACGGGCCACGGAGACTCCACGGAAGAGCTGCTGCAAGAACTTGATTGGCAGATTGCTGAAAACTGGAACAGGGCGCTGATCAATGGGATCACGACCGAGCGCGAGGCGTGTGCGAAGGTGTGTGAGGACCAAGACACCGGGCAGAGTCTGCCGCATGACGTTGCCGTCATCGAATGCGCAGCCGCCATCAGAGCAAGAGGGGAAGCCAAATGACCGACAGAGAACTAATGCAGCAGGCGCTTGAAGCCCTGAATAGGAGCGACTACTTGGGGTGGCAACTCAACATCCCAATCATTAAAGCACTGCGCGAGAGGTTGGCGAAGGAAGACGACCCCATCGTCGGCACAAAGACGTGGTTCAACGAGGAAGGCAAGATCGTGCAGCAGGAACTCAAGCGCAGCGAGGTTTACAAGGATGAGCCCCAAGATATCGGTGGCCATAGATTCAACGCTGCGCGTGTTGCAGCACAACGCGAGTGGCAGGGGCTGACGGGCGATGAGGTTAATGAATTTGCTTCCGGTTGCCACTTGGGCAAGTCTGTGCAGAGTGCTATTCGCTCTGCCGAAGCCAAACTCAAGGAGAAGAACACATGAGTATGTCAATGCACGAGTATGAAAAGTGGTCAGTTAGAGCAAAACAGGAGGCAGATATGAGCGAACAGCAGAAACAACGCGCAGCAAGCATGACCGCCAACCTTGCAAAGGAGGCGGTTCCTTGCCAGCCTGTGATGTTCGAGTTTGATTATTTGATGGCTGCGCTCGACAGCCTGAATGATCACATGCAAAAACTTGAAAACAAGATGTCTGTAATCCTTGCGGATTTGCCGCCTCCCCCCGAAGAAACCATGCGCTCACGGGAGGGGCACTCTCAGTTTTGCGGAATGCTATTCCATGCCAACCTAAAAGTGGAAGCATTGAACAAGCATGTATGTGCGCTGATTGACCGCTTGGAGATTTGAGATGGCAAAGATCAAGCAGGAGGAAACATGAGCTGCACCGGACCATGCAACCAGGGGCGCAAGCAGTGCCCCACACCCGAGGCCTGCGAGAACGCGACTGTCGACGGCGGCATGGAGCTGCTGGGCATGCTCGTGATCTACCTGATGGGCGTGGCCACGGGCACCTTCTTCACCATTCTGCTGTTTTAAGTGATGAGCTATTCACAAGCCATTGAGTCGATCCGATCGCGGTGCGAGGAGATTGGTGATTGTTGGGAGTGGCAGATGGCCCTGCAGCTGCGCAGCCGCTCGCCGGTGATGCGCTACCAAGGCAAGCACATGTGCGTGCGCCGCGTCGTGGCGCTGGCCATGGGCCACAACATCGAGGGCAAGGTCGCCACCTACAAGTGCGGCAACAACCTCTGTGTGAACCCCGACCACATCGTCGTGATGACCAAGACCACGCTGCAGAAGCGGACCAACAAGGTCAACGTGCAGTACATGCACCCGACCAGGCGCCAGCGGGTGGCCGCGGCACGCAGGGCCAACGCCAAGCTGTCGCCAGAGATCGTTCAGAAGATCCGCGACGACACGCGACCGCAGCGAAAGATCGCCAGCGACTACGGCATCACACAGACCACCGTCAGCCGCATCAAGCGCGGCGAGATGTGGCGTGATTACTCCAACTCATTCATTCAGCTGTTCAGATGAAGTGCCCGCAGTGCGATGCCTGGACCGAGGTGCGCGAGACACGTCAGCGCACTGATGGCACCAAGCGCCGGCGCTACGAGTGCGCAAACCTGCACAGGTTCACCACCGTCGAGCGCATTGAAGAAGCAAAGCGCGGCCGCCAGCCGCGTCAGAAGGACCAAGCAACATGAGCCAGTACATATTCGGCATCGACCCCGGCGCCAGCGGCGCGATCGCCATCATCCAGGCCGACACCGGCAAGCTGATCGACGTCATCGACATGCCGGTCACCGAGCTCGAGGTCGGTGGCAAGACCAAACGGCGCGTGTCGCCCGTGTTCCTGCAGTCCGAGCTCGCGTTCTACGCCGACGACGCCCGCGCGGTGGTCGAGCTGGTGAACGCGATGCCCGGCCAGGGCGTCACGTCCATGTTTGCGTTTGGCGAGGCCCTGGGCATCGTCCGCGGCGTGCTGGCGGGCATGAAGGTGCCGACAGACCTGGTGCCGCCGGCCAAGTGGAAGCGCGACCTGAAGCTGAACCCGGGCAAGGACGGCGCCAGGGCCATGGCCGCCAACCTCTGGCCCGACAAGGCCGACCTTTTCAAGCGCGCCAAGGATGACGGCCGGGCTGAGGCGGCGCTGATTGCCCATTGGGGAAGGTCAACTTCTTAGCTTGTGCCACGAAATACTGTTGACACACCCCTATGCTGTTGAGACAATCTCACCACAACAACACAGCAAGGACCCACGACATGACCCTCAAACTCCGCAACGACACCTATTGGATCGACGTCCAGATCAACGGCCAGCGCATCCGCGAGTCGCTCAAGACGACCGACAAGAAGCAGGCCCAGGCCCTGTACGACATCCGGCGCGCCGAGCTCTGGCAGGGCCGCATGCTCAAGGCCAAGCCCAAGAAAACCTTCCGTGAGGCCTGCGCCCGCTGGCTGGTTGAGCGCGCCCACAAGAAGTCGATCCAGGAGGACAAGGACAAGATCAACTTCTTCCTGCCGAAGCTGGGCGATCGCCAGCTGTCCACCATCACCCGCGACGACATCGAGGAGATGCTGCCGCAGGACGTTAAGCCGGCCACCCGCAACCGTTACCGCGCCTTCATCCGCGCCGTGCTGCGTGCGGCCGAGCGCGAGTGGGAGTGGATCGACCGCGCGCCGGTGTTGCGCACTGAGGCCGAGCCCAAGCGTCGCGTCGCGTTTCTGACACGCGAGCAGGCCGAGGTTTTGATCGACTCTCTACCAGAAAAGTACCGGACTCCCGTCCGTTTCGCTTTGCTCACCGGGTTGAGAAGATCTAATGTATTCAACCTGACCTGGGACAAGGTGAACCTGAACGCCGGGCGAAACGGCATGGTGATCATTGAGGCCGACGAGGCCAAGGCCGGCCAGCGCATCCTGGTGCCCCTGAACAGCCAGGCCAAGGCGATCCTGGCGGCCCTGCCGGAGCCGCACACCGGCCGCGTATGGGGCGATCTCACCCGCGTCTGGTGCAACACCTGGAAGGCCTCATGCAAGCGCGCCGGCGTGCCCTGGCTGCGGTTCCATGACCTGCGCCATACCTGGGCCAGCTGGCACGCGATGGCCGGGACCCCGCTGTCGGAGCTGCAGGAGCTGGGCGGCTGGCACTCGCCGCAGATGGTGCAGCGCTATGCGCACCTGTCGCCGGAGCACCTGGCCGCGGCGGCCGAGCGGGTCACGCTGTGAAGGGAATGGGGTGGCTGATGGGGCTCGAACCCACGACCACTGGAATCACAATCCAGGGCTCTACCAACTGAGCTACAGCCACCTCTGACTGCTTGGAATGGCACAAAAACGGCACATTACTGAATCTCTAACCCTGCGATGCCTTGTAAATCAACAGTTTAGCAAACTAAAGTACCAGAATCACAATCGGTATAGGCCATCCTAACCTATTGATTGAGCGTTTCTCAGCGTTGAGTGACGCATGCCGTGTCACGTTTGTGCGGCACAAAAGCGGCACAAAAAAATGCCCCGGCTGAGCGGGGCAAAACCTCGTTGTGGCAACTGCGAGGTGATCTATTTCGTGGCCATGACGTACAGGCCCACGTTGCCGATCGCGTAGCCGGTGTACACGACGCACATGGGCCAGTTGCCCTTGAAGCCCTGCTCAAGAGCGATGTAGGCGTAGATGCAGCCGGTGAACGCGATCAGCCAGGCGCTCATGTCAGTCGGCGAACAGGCGCCCGCGGAAATAGGCCCGGCCGTCATCACGCACGGCGCAGAACTCAGGGTGCAGCAGCACACCGTCCTTCCACGTCAGCACCGCGAACCCTGACTGCCAGTTGAAACCCGGCTTCCCAATTCGGTAGTCAAATTCCTTCTGGTCGTCGTCGGCCAGCATCCCCGTCTTGATGCCGTAGTGCGTGCCCTTGAAGCCCTTGTGGGCTTTGCAGCCTAGCTCATGGGTGTGGCCGGTCACCGTGTGGCAGCCGCCCTTCAGGACGTCGTTCCAGCCGCTGTGGATGCCCGCGTGCCAGTCGTGGATGATGACCATGTCGTCGTTGACGTCGATCCGGTCGGAGTCCATCCACTGCGGCAGATGGTCGCGCAGGGTGAAACCGGCGATGCCCTCGTACTGCGGCACCATCGACGACAGCCGCGACTCGAATCGCGCGCAGTGGTTGCCGTAGGTGCGGAACAGGTGCGTGCCCGGCACGATCGCCCGCTCGATGTCGCCGGTGCGCTCGAGGACGGCCTCGAGCTCCTGCTTGACCGTCGGCGCCTGCTTCCAGCGGATGCGCGGGTGCCGGCTGATGCTGCCGCCGTCCAGGATGTCGCCGTTGAGCACGACGGCCTTGACCTCGCGGCCCATCTCGGTGATCAGGTTGCACAGGGCCTTGTGGGCCACCGGCACTACGCCTGGGGAGTAGTGAGCATCTGAGCCCACCAGCACCACGCCGTCGTGGATCTCCAGCCGGTTGACGTCCCGCCGCGAGGACATGATCGCGCGCAGTGCCGTTGGGTCGTGCTTCGTGGCCTTGGGGCTGTTGGCCACCAGGGCAATGCCGTGGCGCTGCTCGATCGCGTCACGCCGCAGGTAGACAGCACGAACGCTCATGCCGAGCTGCTCGCTCAGGCGGGCTGGTGACCCGCCGGCCGCGTGCCAGGCTGCTATGAACCGCTCATCCCTTTTCTTGCTGGGGTAACCCATCGACCGCTCCAAACAGGACCACCTCGAGCACGTTGATCACCCCGTGTTCAGCAGCTTCAATCTGCTCGGGGGTTGCGCCACGGTCCTGTGCAGTGGCGATCAACTCGTAGAGAAAGACATGCAGCACCTCGTGGAGCGCCGTCTGGGAAAGCGACTGTTCGTTGATGGGCGTCGCACCGAAGTCGCCGAGTCGGTACGTGGCCAGCTTGGCCTGGTCGTTCATGCACACTGAGGCCATGGCATCGGTTGCCGGCCGCTCGCCGCGCTCCAGGCGCCAGCGATGCAGCCCCAGCACTGCTTGCCAGTGCTTGATGTAGTGGTCGAACTGCTGGGCTTGTTCGCGGGTGGGGGCGTTTACTGCTTTTGACACACGCCCCTCACGTAAGCCTGCAGTCCTATGACCTGCGCCGCCAGTCGGTCAGCATCTTCTGCCACTCCAACAAGAGCTGATGCACACGCTCCGAGTAGTTGGGCCTCGGGGGATCCACCATCAGCTCGGATGGGGGTGGCGGGAGTTTGGGTGGGGGCACCACGGGCGGCGAGCTGGTCGCGCAGCCGGCCAAGCTCAGCGCGAGCACCAGCAGCGGCAGCCTCAGCCTTGCGTTTGTCCTGCACATATCTGTCCTCCAGCTTTTGCCGCTCGGCGATGAGCTCCTGCTCGCGTGCGCGGGCGGCTTTCTCCGCGGCCAGCTCCTTGGCCTGGTACTCGGCCCGCACGGCCTTCTGGCCGTTCGTGTAGGCCTTCCAGTGCGTGCCGGCCAGTACGACCAGCACCAGGGCGGTGATCACGAGCCTGACGTACACAGCTGGTACTCCTGCTGCCGCCTGATCGTCAGGCCCCGTAGGGGTTGCCCCTTGAACTTGTCCCAGCGCAGGATCTCCGCGCAGGCGCCGGCGTAATCCTCGGCGTTGAGCTTCTTGACCAGGGTGCTGCCGCAGAATGCGGTCGGGCCAATGTTGTAGGAAAGGCTGATGTAGGCGTCGTACTCAAACTGGTGCAGCGGAACCTTGACGCATCGTTTGAGGGCGCCCTCGAACTTCTGGACGTCCTGTAAAGCCCTCTGCAGGGCTTTTGGTGGGGTGATCGTGTCACCGGGCTTGACGCCCTCGGTGGTCCCAAATCCGATCGTCGGGACGTCACCCGGGACCGGGATGTAGGCCCGGTCGCTATAGCCCTCGTGAAGCGCGATGCCGACGAGTGCGATCGCACTCAGTGACAGGCCGGCAAGCTTCACGCGGTCCATCACTCATCCCGCATTCGCTTGTCGTGCTCGGCCTGGCGTCGCTTGTCCTCTTTGTGCTTGTAGAACCAGTTGACGCCGAGGCCGGCGATACCGATGCCGATACCGGCCAGCATCCCGAATTCAGAGGACAGGAACCAGGCCACCACGCTGGCACTGGCGCCGGTGAAGGTCGCTTTGCTACCCGCGGCCGCCAACGTGGCGTCAAGTGTTGCGTGATCGGCTGACACTGCTCTCTCCTTACTCTTGCACAGGCGCAGCATCTTGTGGCGCCTCCTTGGGGATCTGCTGCTCAGCCTGTGCGCGGATCTTGGCGGCCAGGGGCCACACGTTGGTGCTGGTGGGCAACTGGCCCATGACGTTCAGCACCGCGTTGACTTCCTGCAGGTCGAGCTTCAGAGTGATTTCCATGTGGATCTCCAGTGGGTTGTCGTGGGATTCGCTGCGCGGTGCTGTTTTCGCACCGCTGCAGTCAGGAATTATGCCGCCCAAGGCAGACCGGACAGTACCGGAGGATTGGCGAGGCTTGCCAACTGAGCATCCAGAGCAGCCTCTTTCGCCGCCACGCCTTCCGGCCCCCAAGCGTCAGTCAGCCAACCTTGCACAGTGGCTTCGGTCAGTTGGTCAAAGGGGACAAAGCCGGGATCAGCAGGATCAGGCGTGAACGACTCGGTGCCGTACTGGGAAGCACTGTAGTCGCCATTGGTCTTGCTGACCGTCCAATGCACCGTGACGACAAAACCGTCAGCGGCCACGCGATCCATTTGGTTGATGGTGATGTTCATGGGTTTCCTTTCTTACTTGGCTTCAAGTTGCGCCACACGGGCGCGGAGGGATTGCAGTTCAGCGATCAGCAGCGGCACCAGTGAAGACACATCTATTTGTTGGAACTTGGGCGTTCCGTCTTCGTTGACCTCATCCTTGACACCGCTGACAGCGTAGGGGGCGTGTTCTTGCGCCTCGTGCGCCACCAACATAGGGCGGCTCTGCGTTGCGCCCTTCATCCGGCCTTCGTAGACCTTCAATGCGTCGATGATCGCGCCGGAATTGGCAACCGGCCCAAGAATGTCTTTTGCGCGATAGTCAGAGGTCGTGTTGTACCGGGTCAAACCACCTGCGCGGTTGTAGTCGATGGAGCCGCGCGCCGTTGCAGTGCCTTCTGTGTAGAAGAAAACAAAACGGTTGTCGCCGGATGTGGCGGTGTTCCAAAACTCACATGGGTTAGAGGTTGCGCCTCCAGTTGTTTGGAAAATACCCGTGTCACCGGAACTAACCGCGATAAAACGCCGATTAAGGCCAATGCCAGTCGTCCCAACCAACAAATCCCCACCCGTCGTAATCCGTGCACGCTCCACAGCCTCCACATTGAAATTCAATGTATTGCCAGTAGCGGTGTCTAAAGTAAGGGACGATGTGGTTCCGGTGATAAGCCCTTTTCTGCTCCCGTTGAAGTACAAGTCGAGCCAACCACCGGCGGTGCCATCAATAGAAAGCGTTGTCGCCCCAGCCCCGTAATTGGTTGCTGAAGTTCGGCCAAGGGCAAGGCGACCCGACGCATCCAGTGTCATCGCCTGCGTGAAACTGATGGCGTTACCTGCTGTGCCGGAAGGGGCGGTGTTCCAGACATGAGAGCCGTCGGATTGATAGTATTGAGATGCGGGTTGGCTTAACCCGTAAATCCAATTTGTGCCGTTGAAGAAACTGTTTGCACCGAGCCACACTTGACGAACACCGTCTGTCCGCCCTCCGACATATGCAAAACCATTCCCAAATTGCATTACTTTGAAGATGCTGCCCCAAGCACTCGGCGTCACCCCCAGACCGAGGTTGCCGCTCTTATCAAGATTCATGCGCTCGCTGATGCCCGACCCGCCATCAGGCGTCGTGCCAAACAGCAGATCGGTCGGCATGTCGTTGGTGCCTGGCGTGGCGCTGATCCTGGCCCAGATCGCGGCGCCCTGCAGGAACTGCGTGCCGTCGTAGCCGCGGAACACAATGTTGCCCAGGATGTCGTTGCTCTGGACGGCCGAGCTGCCGCGAATCTTCTCCAGGCCAAGGTAGGACGCGTTGGCGTCGTTGGCCGTGTTGCGCTGAATGAGCTGCGGATAGAACCCGGCGTTGGACACCAGCGCGATACCAGCCGACGTGATGTTGTCAGGCGTCGTCGTGCCGATGCCCATCACGCCGGTGGACGACACCACAAACGGCGTGGCGTCAGCCGCCACGTCCTCAATGTACAGCGCGTTGCCAGAGCCCGTCTGCGTGATGCGCAGCGCGTCGCTTGAAGTGTTCGCGGTAATCGTCTGGTTCGCGGTGAACACGTTGGCTGCGGCCAGCTGGGCATAGATTGCCGCCGGCACATAAGCCGCCACCCAGGCAGTGCCGTTGTAGACGCGCGTCTCGTTGGCCACCGTGTTGAAGTACAAATCGCCTGCCGTCACCGGGTTGCCGTTGCCGTCAACCGTCGGGTCAGACGCGAGCGGGCCCAGGTACTGAGCGCGGAAGTTGAACAGCGCCGTGGACGCGGTGCTGGCCGACGACGATGCGCTCGAGGCGCTGGCCGTCGCGCTGTTGGCGCTGTTGAGCGCCGAGCTCGCGCTGGAGGCCGCCGCAGCAGCAGACGCCGCCGCTGATGCAGTCGAGCCGAAGATCGTGTCAATGTAGTTTTTGGTGGCCGCGTCCTGCGCATTCACCGGGTCACCCATGCCGGTGATCCGGTTGGTGCCCATGGCGATCGCGCCCGACATCGTGCCGCCGGTCAGGTTCAGTTTCAGGGCGTCAGCCGTGTCGACGTAGCCCTTGGTCGCAGCGTCACCCGTGGCCGTGGGAGTCCCCAGGCCCGTGATCTTGTTCGACCCCATGGCGATCGCACCAGACATGGTGCCGCCCGACAGGTTGAGCTTGAGCGCAAGCGCCGAGTCGACCTGAGTCGTCGTGTAGGCGTCGGTGATGCCGTAGCCGGCCAGCGTCGTCGGGTTGGTGCCCGCCGTCGCGCGACCATAGGCGTCGATCGTCAGCGAGCGGTATGTACCCGCAGCGATACCCGTGGTGGCCAGGTCAATGTCGTCGGTGTTGACGACGATGCGCGAGGCCGAGGCGGTGCCGACGGCCAGCGTGTTGCCGTTCTTGGTCAGACCTGCGCCAGCCGTGATCTGGCCAGCACCCGAGAACTGCTCGAACGTCACCGCAGTCACGCCCAGCGTGCCACCAGGCGTCACCGTGCAGACCCAGCCGCTGTTGTCGTTGACGGTGCCGTCTTCGACGAACACGAACGCGCCGACCAGCTCGTCCCAGGTGTTGGCGTCAGCCGCACGCGACCAAGAGCCAGAGGCGGCCACGTAGATGCCGTTGTTGGCGGCCGTCGACTGGTCCTTGACCAGCACCCGGTCGCCGGCGATCACGGCCACGCCGTCGATCGTCTGCGTGCCGCTCAGCGTGATGTTGCCGGTGGTGGCCGCGCGCACGCTGCCCTTCACATCCAGGCCCTGCGCGACGCTGTCGACGTAGGCCTTGGTGGCCGCGTCGGCATCGGCCGTCGGAGTGCCCAAGCCCGTGATCTTGTTGGTGCCCATCGCAATGGCACCAGACATCGTCCCGCCGGCCAGCGCCAGGCGCGTGGCGATCTGGCCATCGACGTAGGTCTTGTTGGTCGCGTCGCCACCGGACACCGGCGTGCCCAGACCCGTTACCAGGTTGTTGCCCATGGCGATGTTGCCGCTCATGGTGCCGCCGGCGAGGTTGAGCTTCAGCGCGTCCTGGGTGTCGACGTAGTCCTTGTTGGCCGCGTCGCTGGCGTTGGTCGGATTCGACAGGCCGGTGATGGTCGCCGAGCTGCCGGCCACCATGTCCAGCGACCCGTTGATCGTGACGTTGTTGAAAGTCGAGGTGCCGCTGTCCGCGGTGATGTTGCCAAGAACCCCACCCGTTGCTGTAAGAGCACCAGTCACGGCAAGAGTAGAGGCGAAGGTGGCCGCGCCCGTGACGCCCAGCGTGCCGCCCACCAGGGCAGCGCCTTGGGCATTCAGCGTGCGGGCGCTGGGAACCGTCACCGACGTCGTGTTCATCTGCAGCGTGTTCACGCCCAGCACCGAGAACGCGAACGAGCCGGCACCGACTCGGTACAGGCCGCTGTTCGTCTCGTTCAGCCAGGCCAAGCCTGGCGCGGTGATGTTGCCGTCGGCAACACGGAAGGGGGCCAGCATGCCGCCGGCGCCGGTGCGGCTCAGCGAGTTGGTGACCTCGTTGGCCAAGTCCTCCAGCGTCGAGTTGGCCCAGGCCGCGTCGATCGTGGTGCCAGGCACCACAGGGTTGCCGGCCGGAAGCGTGTAGACGCCTGAAAGGTTGCGGGGCATGTTCTAGTCCTCCTACGGGGTTCCCTTGAGGTAGCGCAGCAATCGCACGACCTCGCTTCGATCGAGCACGCTGCCTTCCTTGGCAGCCTGATTTTCCAACATGCGGATAAAGGCCTGCTCGTTCTGCAGCGCCTCGGCCAGCGCGCGATCCTTGCGCGCGTCGACCGCGCCGCGCACGCTGCCCAGGATGCTGCGACCGACCACCGCGCCAGGGCCGCCGACCGCGTCCAGAGCCACGTCGCCCAAGGCGCGCGCGGTGCCGGCCGCGAACTGGTCGCTGGTCGTGTTGCTGCCGCCGCCAGCGGTAGCCGAGCGCTTAACGCCTTGCACGATGTTCTGGCGGCGCAGGGCGTCCAGGATGGACTCCAAGCGCTGACGTGAGGGGTCGGACAGCAGCGTGGACTTGTCGGGCGCGCGTGCGGCGTCCAGGGCCCGGTTAAGGCCCGCCTCGGTAATCTTGGGGATGTCGCCGGCTGGGTCGGCCGACACACCGCGCACCCGTCCCGTGGCCATGTCGTAGTAGGACTCGCGCACGCGGCCGGCAGCCTTGGCGGCATCTACCGGCCGCTGGTCCTTTGCGTAGCCGGTAATGACGTCTTGCCACTTGTTGCCGGTGACGTTGTTCAGGATGCTGTCGGCCTCCCTCAGCACGTCAATGGTGGCCGCGGAGTCGCGCGGGGCGGCTTGGTAGGCGTTGGGGCTCAGAGAGTTGCCGCGGCCGCTGAGGTTGTGCCGGATCGTTCCCAGGTGCTCAGGGCCGAATGCCGGCCCCAGTCGGTTCATCTCGCTTTCGATCGACTGCAGCATCGACAGCACGGCCGGATTGGACGCCTCTGGCGACTGCTTGGCCAGCTCAATGTTGGCGCGGAACTGCGCCAGGTCGTTGCCGAACTGAGCACGGTCTGCGGCCTGGAATGCTGTCGCTTTGTTGGCCTTGATGTTGGCCTCACGCGCCGCACGTCGCGCCGCCAATTCACCCACCTCTGCGGTCGCTGCGTCGAACTCGCCGGCCACCGCACGCGCCTGGTTCTGGTCGAAGTCGTACCAGTTGGCGCCGCTGCGAGCGCGCGAGCCGGCCTCTAGGCGCGCCAGCTCGGGGTTGCTCAAGCGCGCGGACACCGACAGCGGGATGCTGCCGCCAGGCGCCTGCGGGGCCTGCTGACGCATAGCCTGCAGCGTCTGCTGCAGGACCGCCCTACGCTGCGGGCTGGTGGCGCCCTGCGGCACGATGGCCTCGGTCACTTCCTGCGCCGCGCGCGACTGACCGCGGAAGGGCATCGTGGCCGCGTTGAGCGCGGACATCGACAAGGGAAGCGCGCCGCCAATCGCGCCGCCGAGAATCATGTTGTTGGTGCGGGTTTCACCCTCGCCGCGCGGGACGATCGCACCGTACCCGGCGCCCGTCGCAGCACCCGCTGCAGCCGTTGCGAGACGGCCGGCACCAGCGGCCACCGGGATGCCCGGGATCGCCAGCGTCGGCAGAATGCCTCCTGCCGCCTGCAGCAAGCCGCCGCCGGTGATAGTGCCGGCCAGCCGCTTGTCCATTTCCCGCTTGCGCGCCACCTCCTGCTCCATGGCGCGCTTCTCGTCCTCGCTGCCGAACATGTCGGTGTAGAGGCCGCGCACGCCGGTGCCCAGGTCGGCCATGCCGGCGCCGATGTTGGCCAGGATCTTGTCGCCGGTGGACATGCCAGCAGTCGGGTAAAACACCGGATCGGGCGCGACCGCCACAGGACCGTTCTGTGCGCGAAGTCGAGCCCTGGCAATCGCCAAGGCCTTCTGCTGCTCTAGCGTCATTTGTTCCATAGCGCTCGCTCCTGCGGCGTCATGGCCGCCCAAACTGCAGGATCAACACCAGGCGGCGCTGAACCCGCTGATGCGCCGGCGCCAACACGCGGCATCATCGGCAGCACATCCTCAACGCGCAGTCCGTTGCGCTCGGCCATGCTGCGGTAGGCAGCCGCCAAGTCGTTGCGGCGCTGGTCGGCGCCCGCATAGAGCTGCCGCGCGATCTGCTGCATGCTCGACAGCTGTTCAGGCGTCAGCCGCGCGCCGGTCATAATCTGATCGGGCTTTTGCAGCAGGCCCTGGAACACGCCGCGGGCGTTGGCGATCAGCGCGTATTCGCTCTCGCGCACCACCGACTCCGGGTCCAGCATCTTGCCGAACGCGAACACCAGGGATACCTGCTTCGTCGGATCCTTCGCGATGGTGGGATCGCTCAGCAGCGTCATCACCGTCTCAGCGTGGCGCACGCCCTCGCCAATCTTGTCGGACTTCTTGCCGAACTCGTTGCGCAGCGTGGTCGCCTGGGTGAAGTTGCGGTTCTCGTTGGTGTTGCCGGCGATCACGCCCTGCAGGGCCAGGCCCTGGCGCCGGAAGTCGTTGTTCAGCTCCTGCTGGCGCAGCCGATCCTGACGATCGCGCTCCTCGCGCGCCTGCCGCTCGATTGCCGTCTCCATGGTCGTGGCCTGGCGCTCAAGTGATGCGCGTCGCGCATCACGCGACGCAAACGGGTCCTTGATGTACTGGCCATCGGGCGTGAGCATGCCGGCGCCGAGCTTCATGGGCTCTTGCGCGGCCGCCGCGCGCTTGAGGAACTGCGCCTGCACCGGCTGGAAGCTCTCGCCGGCGTATTGGGCCGCCAAGGCGTTGAGCATGGCCTGCTCGCCCGACTGGCCCTGCTGACGCGCGAAAGCCTGCAGCGCGGACGTGTCGACGTCCTTCGACTCCAGATCATCGAGCTCTTGGTACACCTTGCCCAGCCGCTGGCGCATGCTCATGGGCAGCGCCTGGCCAGGCTGCACGCTGTTGGACAGCGTACCGCCAGGCGACACCAGCGAGCTCATGGCCATCGGCAGCATGGCCCGCTTGCGGCGCTCGACGTCGTCGGAAAAGGTCAGCGGATCCATGATCAGTACCCCGCCAGAGGATCGCGGTCACCGTAGTCCATGACGCCGCTGCCGGTCAGGCCTTGGCGCCGGCGGCGCATGTCATCCAGCGCGCGGCGCTGGCGCTCGTTCATGCCGACCATGGCTGAGTCCACGCCCTTCTGCTGCTGCCCGGCCATGTAGGCCGTGCCCATCTGCGCGATCGCGTTGGCGATGCCGGGCGCGACGTAGTGCTTGCCCACCATTTGCCCCTGCATGGGCTCCATAGCGCGGCCGCGCAACGCGTCAACCATGGCCTGCTTGCGGCGCAACTCGTCCTGCTCGGGGCGCATGGCGCCCATCTCCAGCAGGTAGTCGAACATCAGGTTGTCGTTCATCACAGGCCTCCGTAGTTCACCATCAGGTAGCCGTTGGCGTGTCGCTTGACCAGGTCAGGGCGCACGCGCTCCACCTCTTGTGCAATCACACCGCGTTGCGGCATTCCCATCATTGTGTAGTCGTAAATGCCGACACCGGTGCTATGTGTCCCCACCCGCTTGATGTTCGACTTCAAGCGCCGGTCGGAGAACATGAACGCGGCCGAGCCGATCTGTGCGCCAGCATTCAGCAGGTTGCCGAAGCCGGCCTGCTGCGCGTTGTAGGCGCCCAGCGCGGCGTCGTAGCCCATCTGCGTGGCGCCCAGGATGTTGGGCGTCTCCGAGCGCTGCGCGGCCGCAAACGACGGCATGTTGGGCATGTTCACTTGCTGGCCCGACAACAGCGCGTTCATCTCGTTCAGAGACATACCGCGACGCTGCATCTGCTCGGCGATCGCCTGCTGGCGCAGACGGTTGCGGGCGTCGGCGAACTGCTGGTTGAGGCCGAACTGCTGCGCCGCCGCTTGGTTCTGCGCCTGCATGCGGGCGATGTCGAGCGCGGACGCCTGGCCCAGGGCCTGGTTCTGGAACTGACGCGCCTGCAGGTCCTGATTGAACTGCTGGCCGGCGGCCTGGTTGGCCAGGTTGGCCTGCCCCATCAACTGCCCGTAGAGCTGCTGCTGCGCCTGGTTGCCGAAGTTGAACGCGCCCAGGGTCTGGTTGAAGGCCTGGTTGGCCGCCTGGTTCTGGAACTGGCCGGCGCCCATCGCCTGGTTGAACTGCTGCGCGGCCGCACGGTTGGCGGCCTCGGTGGCGCCCATCGCTTGCGCGTAGGCCTGCTGCACGGCGCTGTTGCCGAACTGGCCCGCAGCCAGGTTCTGGTTGAACTGCTGACCCAGCGCTTGGTTGCCGGCCTGCTGGGCCTGCATCGCTTGGTTGAACGCCTGCCCCGTGGCCTGGTTGGCGAACTGGTTGGCGGCCAGGCCTTGATTGAACGCCTGGTTCGCGGCCTGGTTGAAGAAGTTGCCGCCGGAGACGTCCTCGTTGAACGCCTGCTGGCGCGCACCCATCTGCATGCCAAACAACCGCTGCGCCTCCGCGCCCGACTGGTCCAGCGCGTTGAAGCGCTCAGCGGCTTGGCGCTGGTTCAGCTCGTCCAGCGCGCGCTTGTATCCCTCGCTGCCGATGTCGAAGCCCTGGTTTGCCAGGCGCGTCTCGAGCTGCTGGCGCTGGTAGTCGTGCACCGGCTGCATGCGCGTCATCAGCTGCGTGGCCACCTGGTCGCGGAAGCCGCCGTCGATCTGCGGCAGCGCCGGGTTGTCGCCGGTGGCCAGCGAGCGCTGCAGCGACTCGGTGCCCGTGCCGCGGCGCAGGTCGCCGGTCATGCCGCTGAAGTTGGCGTTGACGTTGGTATTCGGCACCGCCCGTTGCACGTCGCCGGTCATGCTGCTGAATCGGTTGTCGACGGGCGTCTGCGCCACGCTGTTGACCATGTTGCCGGTCATCGGTGACATCGACATCTGCGGGCCGCCGAAGTTGAAGCCGCTCACCACGTTGTTTGCGCGAGAGTCGACACCCGTCTGCAGGCCGCGTGTGTAGTCGGCCAGGCCCGTCTGCAGGTTGCCCACCGAGTTGGCCTCGGCCATCTGCGGCAGGTTGGCGTAGTCGAACGGGCGCTGGTACTCGCTGGCCACGCGGTCCATGAAGCCGCTGGCGAGCTGCGAGCGGTCGTTTTGCAGGCCGATCTGCGCGTTCAGCGCAGACTGCAGCGCCGGCGCCAGGGTGTTGTTCTGCGTCCACGACGTGACGTACTGACCCGTCGCCGGGTCCACCTGCGCGCTGGTCTGCCAGGACTGCGAACCGAACGGCGTGTTGATCGTCGGCCGGTTGGCAAAGTTCTGGATGTTGGTCAGCTCCTTAGAAGCTGCCGCTTGCGTGTTGGCCGCACCGATGTAATCAGGTGGTGGAGGTGCCGATCCCTTGCCGCCCATGAGCGTTCTCCTTGATCCAGCGGCACTCGTCATGCCGCATTTCAAACATTACGCAGTCAACCGTCTCAGCGATCCTGCGGAATCCCAACTTGTCATTCATCCGCAGCGCGTCGTCGAGGTTCTTGGGCGTCAAGCCGTAGATGGCCTCCATGCCGCATTTTACGAATGGATACTCAAACGCCGCGCGCCACAGGTGCCTGTTCAGGCCGTGCGGGCCGTCAAACGCGACGTGAATCCAGCACGCCGACATCGTCCAAGCGTTAAAGGCAACCGCGCTGGCGATCGTCCCGTCGTCACGCATGGCCGCGATCGTGCGCAGGTCGCTGCTCCACGGCAGCCGCGTGCGCCGGTTCATCCACTCCCAGATGACCGGGTATTCGCCGGGCTGATCGGTGACTAGCTTCACCGCTCCATATCCTCAGGCGTATCGAACTTCTCGCGCAGCTTGCGCTCGGCCTCCCTGGCGAACGCGAACATGTCCCACTCATCAATCAGCTTGTTGATGTCGACGATCTCCTCGCGAACGGGGTCTTGGTCCGACATCAACACGCCGAAGGTGTACTGGTCGCTCTGCAGGTCGGATCCGTTGACGTCGTTCACGCTGCCGAGCGTGTCGTCGTCCATGTCCGACAGCAGCACGCCAAACGTATACCGATCGCTCTGAAGGTCAGCGCCATTGACATCGTTCACGCTGCCAAGCGTGTCGAGCGGGTCGACAAAGTTGTCGCTGTCCAAATCAGCGCCATTAACGTCGTCCACGCTGCCCAGGGTGTCGTCATCCATGTCGGACAGCAGCACTCCAAAAGTCCCCGTGGTGTCGTTGGCGCCCCAATGGCTGGCGTCAGTTTTGAGATTGGTTGTGGTGATGCCTGGGCTTGTGACATCAATAGTGGTGCCGCCTGGGGTGGTGCCGCCTGGGGTGGTGCTGGTATCAGAGACAGCGCCCGTGCCTGCGGTGCTGGCAGTGTTTGCTAGCCCGCTCTCAGTCGTCACCGCCGGCTTGATGATTCGAGACTTTGGCCCCGTGCTGACTTCGTTGGACACTGTGCCACCGCCACCACCACCAGAAACAACAGGCGCGACGGGCGCAGTGGGCGCAATGATCACGGGACGCGGCGCGGGGGCTGCCATCTGCGGCGGCACGTAGCCGGCAAACGACTTGCGCGAAAACGACGGCAGCGCCATGCCGTTCTGCGCGTTGTCGTAGAACCTGATGCCAGGATTCGGCAGACCAGGCGCTGACGCGCCACGCAGAGCCTCGATGAGTGCGCTCGTCGGCGCTGCCGGTGCTGTTGCCATCACATCACTCCACCAATTTCAGTCATCACATGCGCGGACGTGAACACCGTCTGCGGCAGGCCGCGCACCTTCATGCACAGAGAGCCGTAGTAGCCTAGGCCCGTGGTGCCGGCCCAGCCCTGGTAGGTGTTCTGCCCGGCCCAGGTCGCCACGTTCCACACAGCCGTGTCCCACAGTCCTGTGTCGTCTCCGGTGTAGAACGGAGAACCGCCGATCGGCGTGAGCTGGAACTGCGTGTTCATCTGCACCTTGATCGAAGGCGCCGACAGCGCGATGAAGATGGGCCGCACCATGCCGAACTTCTTGTTCTGCGCAGGCGTGCCGAAGTGCGTGAACGCGCTCTGCATCTCGCCCTCGACGTAGTTGCCGCCGGCGCCAACCGAATCGACCGCGTCGCGATCGCCGTACAGGCCCTTGCAGGTCAGACCGTCCTCGGTGCCGAAGTACAGCTCGCCGTCGATGACGGTCGCGCAGCGCATCGGCATGCCCTCGAAGTCGCACCAGGCGCCGGTGGTGACGTTCATCGCAAATTGGCGATACGTGCCACCGTCATTGGGCAGCTTGATCACCAGCACCTCGGACGACGGCACCACGAACACGTTGAAGAACTTCTCGTTGCGCAGCTTGCGCACGAGCGGTGCAAACACCGACTGAATCTTCGACGCGGGGCCGCCGGCTTGGATGTCCTGCGAATACTGGCCAGTGATCAGGCGCGACATCGGCACCAGGCCGAGCTCGCTGACGATCATCACGTCACCGCCGAACGGCGTGAAGTACGTTCCGTGCCGCGGAACAGGGCCAACGAACCACACGCCCTTGAGGTTGAACGTCGACGCATTGGTCGGGTCGGTGCCCTCCCAGACGCCGATGTCGCCCTCGGTGCCCACGGCCACCAGGAAGTCGTCGACACTGAAGCCGGCGTCGATCGTCCAGTTGAACAGCGCCGAGATGTAGCCGCCATTGCGCAGAAGCGAGCCCATAGGGAATGCGTCTGCGTGCCCTTGAATTTCGTTGACAGCCCGCATGTAGTACACGCGCGAGTCGCCCTCGACCGTGAACCAGATGCGCCGCTTCCACACGGCAACCGTGCGCACGTTGGTCGACAAGCCAACAGTCAATGCAGTGCGATCGACCCAGCCGCCAGTGGCGTCGTAGGTCCAGTACCCGGCGCCAGGCGAGACGGCCAGCAGGAACGTGCCGGCGGCCGTGGAAAACTGCGTCGTCCACCACTCGTCGTTGGTGCTGCCGGTGCCGGATGGGGTCATGTCGACCGGAGCGCCGCCGGCGGTGACGTCGTAAATTTTCCCGTTGGTGGCCATGAACACGCGGTTGTCATCCGGGTCCGGGGCCGTGTAGCTGAAGATCGACTCCACCGACTGCGCAACGTCGGCGACCTCCACGGCGTCGGCATAGGCCTGCCAGCCCTTGCGCAACTCCACCCCCTGCTGGCGCGGGATGAAGTTGGTCAGCACTAGCGCGTCGCTGGGCTGCATTGCGCTGATCGGGTCGCGGTAGTTCAGCCCGCCAGTAGGCGCGGGGATGACGGCAACCTGCGCTGTTTGCGCGGCGGCCGCCCTTCGCGGCGTCTTGAAGGGTTTGACCGGGATCAGCGGCATGGTTTACGCCCAAGCACGGCCTGATGCGATCAGGCCGATATGCGACGCCGAAACGCCGAACTCTCGACCCAAAGAAGATTGGGTCGCTCCTTCGCGCAGCAGCTTTTTGATGCAAGCCACTTCAATTTCCGTCAGCTTGGCTGAGGGGTTCTTGCTTCCCTTGTTGTTGTACCGACCCTTGCGCGCGCGATCGGCCATGTTGTCGCCATGAGTACCGAGAAAAAGGTGATCGATGTTGACGCACGCGGGCGTGTCGCACTTGTGGCAGACGCACATACCAGCAGGAATCTGACCGTTGTGCTTGACCCACACTTCCCTGTGGACGCGAACGTATCGACCGTCGCGCCCAATCCGGCCATAGCCACAATCGTCTTTTGTTCCGGTAAAGATGTGGCAACCGTTGTCGCCGACAACGGTGTGCGCAGAGACTCGATCCCAGAAGGGGGCGCGTTTAGAAACTTTCATCCGCCGAGTCCGGTGTCTGGTGTGTTGATCAGAGGCTGGATGTACGGGAAGCGGAAGTCGCGCGCCATGGTCAGCACCGGCGCGCCCTTTTCGGAATTCTTGCGGTTCTCGAATGCGATGTTGAAGTCGCGCATCGCGGCGCTGCTGTCCAGGCCCTTCATCTCGAGCCACTTCACGCGTGTGTACAAGGTGATCACCGTGGCGTCGAGCAGCGACACGTCGCCGTTCTGCGTCATCCGGTTCTTGTACAGCGTAGCGTCGTCCTGATCACGCACCCAGCCGGCCGAGACGTAAAACACGTTCATCGTCTGCGGCGAGTTGGGCGGCGCCAGCACGTAGATCTTGTTGTCGCGGACCTGCCAGTAGAACGACAGCGTCGGCAGCGTCGTGCGGATCAGCAGCTGCTGCCACATCTGCGCCGACACCGGGCCCAGCGAGGGGAACTGCGTCGTCGCGTTCCAGTTGGTCTGGTCAATCCAGCGGTACAGGTCCTCCGGCAGCGGGAAGCCCTTTTCCTTCTGGCCGTTGCTGTCCGACTGGATGGGGATCTGGTAGTTCTTCACCAGTTCCTGCCACTCGAACATCGACAGCAGCTCATTGCCGGCCATGTTGGCCGCCTGAACCATCTGCTGGACCGCGGGGTCCTCCGAGCCGGCAGGATCTGCAGGGACGGGGTAGGCCACCATCGCGGCCACGTTTTGCACGATGGCCGAAAGGGTCGATTCGTTGACGATCTGGAAGGCCATCCCCGTCCTCCGGTTTACTCAGCGTCGGCCGTGGCTGCGACCTGTCGCTTGGGCTTGATCTGCGCCTTGAGCGCCTCGAGCTGGGCCTGCATGTCCTCGATCATCTGATCGCGCTTCTGCAGCTCCTCGTTCATGCGCTCGATCGGGGCGTTGTTGGCCGCGACCTCCATGAACGCCTTGGCGCGATTCTTGTCCTGCTGGAAGGACATGAACTTCTGCCCGAGGTTGTCGGGCGCGTCGGCGAGCTGCTCGATGGTGACGATCTTGAAGAACTTGTATTCCTCAGCCTTCGCCGGCGTCATGCCAGGCAGCGCCGTCAACGGCGTGCCGACAACAGCCTCAGCCTGGCCCGCCTTCCACTTGTTGTACCGATCGGAAAAGCGCTGGATGTCCAGCGCGGTGACCGGCTTGTCGATGACGCTGCTCTTGTCACCAGGCGTGTGGATGCGGATGTAGTCAACCTCCTCGTAGATCGCGCGCCCTGCTTCCTTGCTCTTGGCGTGGTGCATCACGGGCTTGCGATAGAACTCGACGTACAGCTTCGAGTCCAGCGCGTAGCGGGACTCGTTGGGCTGCGGAAGTGGGATGTCGTCAAAAACAGTGGGGGTCGTGGGTTGCATCATTTTTTCTTTCTAGTGGTGGTTGGTGATCAGACGCCCGGGCCGTCGCCGGTGTCGATCTTGAGGTCGGTCGTCGTTGCAGACGCGCCGATGCGCCAGCCGCTGATAGACGCCTCGTCAGCGCCAGTCAGGCCGATGCCTTCACAGACAGCGCCCGTGTCCTGAGACGCGGCCGTGTCGACGATTGCGGGAGCGGCAGCGGAAACCGCTGCGCCGAAAGTTGCTGCCATGGTGATCTCCTAAGTGGCAAAAAACCCAAGGGGTGTGGGTCACCCCAGCCCCTTGGGAAGGGTGACCCACGACAGGCCCACCAATTAGTTCTGCATGCGGCCCTGGAACTGGGCGCCGGAGGTGGTCAGGTTGCCGGCCCAGGCGAGGATTTGCACCTCGGCGTCCTGGTTGATGGCGTACCGACGATTCGGCGACAGCGGGACCATGTTGCGGTCCTTGTGGGGGCGCCACTTGATGAACTTGGTGTTCAGGAAGAACGCCGTGTTCGCCGGGCAGAAGCCACCGATACCGCCGTCCAGCACCACGTCAGCGTCCATGAACTTGATGGACGGGAAGCCGAGGTTGCCGGTTTCCGGCGACGTGAAACGCTGCTGAGCCTGCAGGCTGGCCATGTACAGAGCCCAGTAGTTCGTGTCCATGACGATCAGATCGACACGGTCAGAACCACGGGTGGTCTGGGCCCACAGGTTGTTCATGCCTGCCTGGATGTTGGCCGCCGTGGCGTTGCCGCCGGTGGCGGTGCTGAAGTCGTACAACTTCGAGCGCCAGAAGGTCCAGGTGGCACGATCGATACCGCCGTAGGTGCCGGTGGTGGGATCGCTGGGAACAGCTGCGTCGAGGCCGGTCACTTCCTTGCCACCAGAGCCGGTGCCGTTGGAGTAGATCGACTGCGACAGCTCGTTCATCATCGTGCTCTCGGCCACGTTCAGGCGGCCTTCCAGCAGGTCAATGAACTGTTCCTTGCCGCTGTTCTGCAGCATCTCGAGGCCAGACATCACCACAGGAACGGCGTACTGCTTGATCTGGAACTCAGCAGCGCTGATCACGTCCTGAGCGGCCACGGGCAGCAGGTCGTAACCCGAGTAGAAGCCGCCGTTCGCGTTCTCAGCGAAAGACAGTTCTTCAAAGATCACGTTACCGCCAGAGATCGTCTTGACGTTGCCGCGCTGGTTCAGCTTGGCCAGGATGGCGTTGTTCTTGGTGACGTTGTCCGCGATCTGACGCGAACGGTTTTGAATCGTCGTTGCGACGATGTCTGAGACATTTGGGAATGCCATGATTAACTCCTCATCTGAGTTGGGTTGTTACGGGCTTTCGCCCACCATTTCAGATGCGCCGACGCGAACCGATCTCAGTCCGTCTATGTCGTGGGTGGGACGCTTGGCGTCTCCCAGGAGCTGCGGTGGCTGGGGTGCTTGGGCACACCAAGGGAAGGTTGCCCCTCCCTGTGGTGTGAATTATCCATCACCGTGCGCTTTGCATAATGGCCGCCTCGATGGCCGACCGAACGTCAGTGCTGGGTTGCTGCAGGGCGCCCACCGGCGCCGAGCCGGAAACGCTCACCGCGGCCGACCTGGCCCGCTGCGCAGCCTGGGTCTGCGTCTGGGCGCTCTTGGCCTGCTTGCGCGCCCTGAGCACGCTCAGCACGCGGTCGTTCATCAGGCAGGCCTTCTTGTAGGCGTCGGACAGGCTGATGTTCTGACCGCGGCGGGCGGCCGTCTCCATGATGTCGGCCATGTCCTCGCGGACGTCGTTGCCGAACTCGGCGCGGTCCAGGAACTGCTCGACCTCCGACTGAGCCGCCTGGGCGACACGCTCCTGCTGCATCTGCTGCGCCTGCTGGAACTGCGTCAGCATCTGCTGCACCGGCGCCAGGCGCTGGTTGAGCACCTGCTCCATCGCGGCCTGCTGCGGGTCAACCACCGGCGACTGCCCAGCCAGCGCGGCGTCCAGGGCCTGGATGAAGCCGTTGCCGAAACGGCCGATGCCGAACTGGTTGACGATGCCGGCCACCATCGACGCCAGCTCAGGCGCGGTGCCCGTGCGCAGCTTGGCCGCCGTGGCCATCAGGTTGTCGATCGCCTGGATCGGGTTGGAGCCCTCGGCGCGGATGAACGCCTCGTAAGGCGCCACCGTGCGCATCACCGCGTCGTAGGCCTTGCGGGCCTCGGCCGACTCCTGCAGGGTGCGCTGCACCTCGACCTCGCGGCGCTGGATCTCCGAACGCACCGGCTCGGGCAGCTGGCCCCAGTGCTCCCTTACATCAGGACGCCAGGACGCCGGTGCACGCTCCCCAGCATTCGGCCGGGGTCCTGACTTTGGGCCGGGCTGGATGCCCTCCTCCTTCGCCTTGAAACGGCCACTTTCGTCTCGCTCGCGTTGAGCAAGGTCTTGAGCATCAGCGGGCTTTTCGCCCTCTGCGATCGCGTCAAGGTTCTGCGCAGGTTCTGCAGATTCGGCAACAGGTTCTGCAGCCGGTGCTGCCTCAGCTGGTGCTGCAGGCTCAGGTGCCGGCGCCGCCGCTTGCGCAGGCGCCTCGGTTTCTTCAATCGCTGCTTCGATCTCGTCGCGGAGTGTCGTGGGTCCGTTCATGGGTTATCGCCTGTTTTGGAGTTGCTGAATTGCGCGCTCTACGTCGCGTCGTGAGAACGTGCCACCGTTTTGCCGGTAGTGGTCACGCTGTTGCTGGGACTTGGCCCAGGATTCCTTGAAGTCGTCGGCCGTGGCCAGGCCATTGGCCTTCATGTAGTCGCGGTGCTTGGTCCGCGAGCTGATGTCGGTGCCGTCAGTGGCGCGCAGGCCGTCATAGCTGCGATCGCCCCACAGCGCGCCGGAGTCGGTGCGCAGCTCGGGCTGGTAGTCGGGCGTGACCTCGATCAATTCGCCCGTGATGCGGTCCTGAATCCAACGACGTCTAGTCATGTTGTGGTATTCTCAACGATGTGAAGAAAAGGAGATGGCCATGGATGACGTCATCATCGTCGTAGGCACGCGCGTCGTGCGGGCGCCAAGGAAAACTTGGTCTGCCCTGCTCGAGGCTGCGTCGCTGATGATTGACACGGGGGACATGTACCCGCACCTAGAGCGCAAGCTCGGCACCGAGCTGCTCGATGCCGCCAAACAGCTCAAGATTGACTTGGACGATCAAAACTCGTCCTCCTCTTGATTGCGCAGCGCGGCCGCCAGAGCGGCGGTGCCGATGCCGGCAGCGCCCAGGCTATACAGCGGATGCGTGCCACGCACCAGGCTGTCGCGGACCACGTCCTGCGGCTTTTTGCCCGTCACGCGCGCAGTGCGCTCGACCGCCTCGTTGACGTGCTGAATCATCGGCTTGCCGGGCACGCCCTTGAGGCCCTTCCAAGCCACATCCTGGAAGTTGGCCGGCTGCACTCCCTCTGCCTTGGCCAGGTCGTGCACCACCTTCTCGAACACACCGTAGGAATCACCCGGCGGCACTAGCAGTCCGGGCTTGAAACCGCCGCTCATCTGCTCGTCGATCGTCGCGCGATCGCGGTGCCCCATGAAGTTGGCTGAGAAGTCAAAGCGCTTTGGGGTTTTGGCTGCCTGCAGGCCAGCGCCTTGGTTGATGACCTTGTCGTACATGGCCATGTTTCCAGACGCAAAGCGGCCGCCGATCGGGTACGGGAACTCATACGCAGCGCTCGGCTGCGGCACGCCCTTCTGGCGCAGGAAGTTGCCGTAGGCTGACATCAGCAGGTTTGCAGTCGGGTCAGCGCCGCCAGTGGTCGCGGACATCGCATCGGCGAACCGCTCCTTGAACATCTCGCGGCCCTTCTTGTCGCCGAACTCCTTGATGAACTCGGCCTCCAGCTGGCCCATCGCGTACCAGTCCTTCGCGTTGGGGTCCTTGCTGCCCTCGCGGAAGGCTGTCGTCAGGCGCTCGCGCGCCTCCGGCGTGTCGAACTCTGCGGTGTACTTGTCGATCGTGGCCTGCTTCTTGGGCAGCGCGTCAGTGACAGTGCGGCCCTGCAGCGGATACTTGCTGGCGTCAGCGTAGAAACGGTCCTCGACCTTGAAGTACGGGTCGTAGTTGCCCTTGTCGATGTCCTTCTGCGCGGCCTTGCGCGCCTTTTCGACGGCCAGCGCCTCGGCAGAGTTTTGCTTCTGCAGGAACTCCTTGCCCGTCTTGGGGTCTTTGGCCAGCACCGGGGGCGCGGTGTCGGGATAGTTGGCCGCGATCTTGGCGCGGTCGTATCCGACATCTTCGGCCTTCTTGCGCAGCGCCTTGACCGTCTCCTCGGTGGCTTTTCCACCCTTGCGCGCCTTGTTGGCCGCACCGGCAACACCACCGACCACCGGCACCATGCCGGCCGCCGACAGCACCATGCCCAGCTTATCGCCCTCGCGGCGAGCGCGCTCGAAGTCGCGGCCGCTGGTGGCCGTGCCGACCACCGGCACAAAGCCAGCGCCGATGTCGATGGCCAGGTCGCCCAGGTCGCCGTCCTCGGGGTTGTCCAGGGAAACGAACTTGCGCGCGCGGTCGCGCAGGGCGTTGATCAGGTCCTGTGGTTGCATGGCGTCCTCACTGCATCGGGCCGCCCACTGGCGGCATCTGTGGGCCCGCCGGCGGCAGGTTGGGCTGCGGCTGCAGCATCCCCATCTGCATCGCCTTCATGCGCGCGTCCATCTCGGTGTTGACGGCCTTGGCCTGGCGCTCCTTG